GCATTATTAAGACCTCTTGTTTTCAATCGCCATCGTAAGAAAGCCCAGGGTCATTATCAGAAAGCAGATGCCTCCAACGATAAGTTCCTCTGGAGACTCCACCTTCATGCCATTATCAAAATAACCAAAGTAAGCAATTTGGTAGGATATCGCCATAAAGAAAATAACCAATGAGTACATCAGTCATCCTCTCCGTTGTCAGATTCAGCCATGATTGCCGCGCATTCGCGGTCGAGCATATCTTTGTCCACTTCGGTGTCGCTGTTCTTCACGTATTCATGCACTGAAGTCTCCATACTTGCGCCCGCCTCTACCGTTGCACCGCGTTCGGACTTGGTGCGCTGTGGCTGGGCGTAAACAATTACCGCTTTTGCATCATATTCAGATTTGACGAGTTCACGAATTACGGCAATCTCTTTTTCAGAGGCTTCACCAAGTTTGACTCGGACGTAGTTGCCCGCGCACCGATCTTTGACATCCTTGTCGCTCATTGTCTCGTCGTAATCCACAAACTGAGGCGCGCCGGAAGTGATATGTTCTACTTTTCGATCCTCGCCGACGATTAGATAGCCTGCCTGGGTGTTCACATCGCCCCACGTTTGATGCGTCAGTGCGCCGACTGAGAAGATGCCGTTCTTGAAATCCACATGGTCGTGGTAGTGACCACAGAACACCAGATTGAAACCCATGCTTTCGAGGTCTTTGGCGTCAAGTCCGTGATCGGGAATGCCGGGTATTACGCCATTTAAGGGCGCGTGAATCATAACTGTTTCGGGCTCGTACTCAATTTGACAATGAGCCATCTTGTCTTTGAGTTTGCCAAGATTTGACTCCCAGGGAATCATAAGGACGTCGTCATCTTCAAAGTAAGTCTCCTCGGTAACCACAACACAACCAAGCGCCTCAAGCGCTTGCGTTGCGTTGGTAAGTTCACGCGAGTCGTCCGACTCCAGATCATGATTGCCCGGGATGATCCGAATTTCGATGATCCGTATCAGGCTCTTGAACATCTTGAGCGTTGGATTCAAAACAGAGGGTGTCATTTTACCGCGAACGTGAAACAGATCGCCGGTAATGTACATGCGCCTGCAACCCGACTGCACCATGACTTTGGCGGCGTCCTGCAGCTCCTCCAGAATAATCATCAATCGATCGTTTTCGCCGGTTGCCAATACGCTGTGAAAGGCAGACCAGTTATGCAGGTGAATGTCGGACACCACACCGTAGGGAATTTTGCTCATGGTATTTCCTTTTAAATTTTGATCGTCGTACAGTAATCATACTTAGCAGAAAGTAAGCGCGCAAGCGCGGAAGAGCGGGCGTCAAAGCCCGCCGCGTCAGAACCCGATAACGGTAACCGTGCGATTGCGCTCGAAAACCAACTTGTCGTAGTTATTGCGTAGAATCTTGAGCAGCTTGTCTGCCGCCTGGTCTACGTCGATTGGCTCATGAACGACCATGTGATTGTGACTGGCGTAGGGTAAAAGACCATTGGTATCCAGACTGACCACTTCGACCAGCTTTACCTGTGCGGCAGTCACCAACTGTTTGTCGTGGTTCAAAAGCCCCACCATATCGCCCGGCTTCAGTCGCTTTGACCAGGCTTCGCCCAGACGCATAGTGTTGAAGCCGTAAGCGTCAATGCCTACGGTGCTGACGAAATGGATTGGGTAGTGATATTCATTGCAGGTGGTTACCGGCGCCGTCAGCTTGCCCGATCGCTCGGCGGCAACAATGTGAGCCCGATGCTCGCAGTGATTTACCATTGCGCAGTGATTGCATAAGCTGCCCACCTTGGCAGTCGCTTTGTTAAGTATTGTGGCGCCTGACTCAGTGCGCTTGATGGAGCGGACGTTGGTATCGATCATAATGTTCTCTCTTTCTGGCGTACTACAGCATACACCCGTCTCATCGCTTATGCGGCACTCTTCCATTAAATGCCGAAGGCCATCACAGTCAAGTGGATCAAGGTAAGCCTTTTGGCTTGACTAACGTCGATCCACTTCGGTCAATATGGACTACAGCATCATTCGGCGTCTTCGCTTGCCTCCAGCTTTTCATTGTCAACCAGGGCCATCAGTTTCTCTATGCCCTTCTCGTCTGCCTTTAGGTCCTTGATTAAAACAGTTACAAAGATTTTTTTGCCTTCCCATTCGGTACGACCACTGGTGTCCTTTTCCAGAATGTTTTTACGAATGAGAAAGTTCACCAGTGTCGTTACCCGGTCTACGTACACACCCAGCTCATCGTGAAAGCGCACCTGCCACATGGCTTTGCGAAACGGCCGAGTCACTTTGTTCTTTACCGTGTTGGCGGTGATTTCAAAACCCAGCACTTCTTTCTCGTCACCTTTTTTGCCATTGGTTACGTCCTTCTTGCCCAGGCTTACCCGAATGTCGGCGTAGAACTCACCAGACTTGCCACCGGGTGTCTTCTCTGGGTTGCCAAACATCACACCCGGGTCGAGACGAATCTGATTGAGCAGAATCACAGTGACGTTGTAATCCTCTGCAAACTGCTTGAGAACCGGGTAGTTGATCGATGTGCAAGTGGCCAGCTGCAGCTTGTCGCGCATATTGGCGTCAGCTTTTTCGCGGCGTACCAGCTTGCTGCCCTTCATTTCGTACAGCAGCGATCGCGGAATCATGGCGGCGACCGAATCAAATACCCACACCAATGGCACTTCCATTGGCAGACCCTTTTCGCGAACCATAGGAGCTACGCGCTTGAACGCTTCGATAGAATCCTCAAAGGTTTCAGGGCGCAGATGCTTGAACACCGTCGGGTCCACATTCAAACCAAGCGTCTTTGCGAACTCAGGACTGAATGAGCGCTCATGGTCAGAGAAGAAAGCAATGCCGCCCTTCTTCTGAGCTGCCTGCATCAGCATGGTGGCGATAAAGGTTTTTCCCGATGAAGCCCCGCCGTAAATTTCAATGAAGCGGCCCATTGGCGCACCCCGATCGTAGGAGCCACCCATTGCCCAGTTCAATTCCGGTAAGCCGGTATCCAGCCAGCCTCGAATAGAGGTTGCGTCAGCGTTTTCACCGATGACGTTGGTCAGATCGCCGAACAAATCGGCTGCTGTTATATTTTTACTCACGATTGATCCTTACTTGAACGTGCGTTCCCAGCTCTTGAGATCGCGTGTGATAGACAGAAAGCTCAACTCCATAGACAGATCAGCAAACGCTTCAAAGTCGCGCTTCCCGCGCACCACAGAAGCGTTCTTACGCACAAGGTCGTCGCGCACCGTGTCGTTAAGATTCATCAGTTTGTAATTGCGAACAAAATCCTTGACGCCACCAGCACAGAAGTCATTGATCTTCTTCTTGAAGCGGCTCAGCCCATTGGGAAGCCTATCTTTGTCAAACTCACCATTGGCTTTGTAATCAGCAAGTAGACCCCTGATCGAGCCAAAGTTTTCCATGATAAGAATGGAGGCTTTATCGCCAATACCCGGGACGCCAGGAATATTGTCGCTGCTATCGCCAATCAGCGACTTGCACTCCAGGAACTGAGCCGGACTTTCGACGCCCGTAAATTCATGAAAGTTGGCTTTGTTACAATGCTTCTCGATGTTGCTGCGAGGATCGTGCCACCGGGTTTTGCCGTTGATCAGCTGCAGCCAGTCCTGGTCGCCTGTCAGCAGTAGCACGTCTATATCTTTCGCTTGCAGCTTGCGCGAGAAGTATCCCGCCAAGTCGTCAGCTTCGTATTCAGGCGAAATGACTTGATCAACGCCCAAATGAGTCAGCGCCTGCTGAATGTAAGGCTTTGCAGCGTGGTATTTCTCTTTAATCTCGACCTTTTCAGGCGTGTTTTTACGATTGCCCTTGTAGTCAGGTAGAAGATCGAAACGAAAATTGGCACGACCATCCCAAAGCCACAGCAACTTGCCGTACTCTGGATAGTTTTCGCGAGCCTTTTTGAGCATCTTTAAGGTTTGGTAAATCGCTTGAGTTTCCATACCGTTGGCAGTCAACACTTGAGTGTTCTGCGCGGCGTAACCCAGCGAGTTACCATCGATCAGCATAAAACCGTTCATGGTACTCTCCTATGTGAAATAGGGGCTCGCAAGCCCCATTTCTGTTACGCGGTATGGCTTAGCCGTTAGTACCGTCTTTTTCCAGATCACCGAGCAGATCATCCAGCTCGTCTTCACTGATATCGTCGGCTGCTACTTCGTCATCTTCGGACTGATCAGCTTCGGACGCTGAACTCTCGGCATACTCTCCGTCTTCCACATCGGTCATATCAACCAGTGAGGCGCGACTGCTGGAAGGCGCTGCGCGAGACGGCATGATGCCGGACACTTTGCCCAGGTTTTCGAGAGCCAGATTGAGCTTCGTCTCGTTTTCCTGTTGCACAACCGAATCCAGATCGAGCAGCTTAGCCATTACGTCTTTGGATACAGGCTTGTGCTTCGCAGCAGGCAGAACGGTATACCGCGTGTCCATGCCAGAGCCTTCGCGATTGATGATCAAATCCATGCCTTCTTTGAGATCGGTAATATCACCGTACTCGGACATAAACTCGATCAACTGGTCAAAGATTTTCTGACCCACTTCCATCACCTGCACTTCGTTGGGCTTGTCCGGAGAAGTCCGGTGTAGCACGTTCAGCAGGTACTTCTGGCTGGCGTTGGCTTCTTTAAGCAGCTCAACAGTGGCGTCGTCATCAGACGCAGAGATACCGCGACCGATTGCACTGCACACAGGGCACTCGGCGCCGAAGGTTTTCTCCAGGCAGATATAAGCCGTCGGCTTACCGTTTTTCTCGGTACGCACCCAGTGCATTGCGAAGTCATGCCAGAATGGTTGAGCTTCCTTTTTGCACTCTTCCGGCTGCGTGTTCAGACGCCAGGTCGGAAGAATTCGGTAGGTGTGCTTACCGGGTGAGGGCTTCATGGTCCGCAAACCGGCTGCTTTCTTGCTGGCTTGCTGTTTTTTGGTCTTAGCGACCAGATCGGCAATTCCATTCATAGTTATTTTCCTTGCAACAGTTTAAAAGGCTCGCAATTAACTTGTAATTAGCTCGCAATATTAGCCACCTTGGGCATTACGCAATGTCTCCATTGCGTGTTCTTTCCGTCCGTCAGCGGCGTCCTGACGCGATCTCATGCGCAGTTCACCTTTTGACTCCTCACGAATATTTGCGCCCACCTGAATGAGCATATCGCGGCGCTGCTTGAACGACTCGCAAGCGTCTTTCGTCATACCCGCGACCGCTTTGGCATCGAGCATACGCTCGGTGATTTTGCGGTGACGCGAGTCCAACAGGATTCGATTTTTGACTACCGGCTCTGTAACTTTCTCGCTGTCAGCGGCGGCAGTCTTACGTACTTCGTTATCCAATGAGGCGTAAACCAGCTTCTCTTGCTGCACAAGTTGGTCATAGCGCCGTGAGGCACGATGCGCAACACCTGAATAATGCGCAAAGAACCCTGGCTGACTCATAAAGGCGTCGTCCAGGTTG